GCAAAAGTTGAACGTTCTTCATTAATGCTATAAGTTTTAAGAGATTCACGAAACTCACGGTTATTGAGCGTGTCATTCTTTGTTAATTTATAGCCTTTTGATTTAAGCAGACTAATCATTTCCACAGTACCACTTGATTTTCTTGTAACTCTTCATCTTCTTCAATAGTACCATCTTCATCATCATCGTAATCAGCCTTTAATGTGGTCAATTCACTTGCGTAATTTTCCTTAAAGACTAAATATGATTCGTGATAAATATCATCAGTATCAGCATCTTGTCGTTTAGCCATACAAATTAATTCTAACGTCTTGGTCAAATGAAGTTCTTTCAATTGAGCAGTTGTTAAAAATAAATCAATGTCTAGACCTTTATTACGTAACTCATTCTTGATAATGTCATAAGCTCTATCAATATAAGTTGTGTAATCAAGATAAACGATACCAAACCCAGTAGATGAATCCACCGCATTAGATACCGCATCAAAACCGAATGTACCAGTTGAATCAGTATAAGAAGTAACAGTCGCATCATTTCCAGCATTATCACCAGTAATAAAGGCAATAGTAGCACCAACTATTTCCGCTTGAACTAAGTCGGTTAAACGACCAGATACAAGTGTTGTAGTTGAGCCAGAATCAGCTTTTTCATAGTGGTCAGCTAGAATTGGTAGTGCCGCAATAATGTCTGCATTTTTAAGCACCCACGACATTGTTATACCTCGCTAAAACACGCCAAGTCTTTCATAGACTCGTAATGTGCTTTCTTAGATAAAGTAACGATATCACCAGCCTTATAGGTGTAGATACCGCCATCAATGCCATGAGAGCCATCAGAAACAGCTTTCAATTTATACGACTTAGCAGTAGCCTTTTTGACGACTGCTTTAGCCTTGCTTGCTACTGTTTTAGCCATATTAACAACCAGTAACTACACGTAGAGCGTTTTGGTCAATAACACCATAACTCATTACGCCATACCAACCAATGTTAACTGTACGTCCAAGATTATCAGAACCTTCTTTAATTACTAATGATGGTGCTTTAGCGACAGCTTTACCAAGTGCATTTTTACCAAATACAACACAAGTACCAGCAGTAACGTTAGAATCTTCAACGATAGTACAACCCTCTAATGAGCCAACCATTCCGCTAGTAGCACTTTCTAATGAAGTGTTTTGAGCGATTGGAATATAATCGTCTTTCAAGTCAGAAACTTGAGATGGATTAACAAACGCTACATAACGACCATCGTCAAACTTAGCGATACCAGCATTAGCCAAAGCAGTATATGCTTCACGTAAGTCTAGTTTATCTAAAGTGCCAGAAGTATCAGCAGCGATAGTATTAGAACCAGCTTCAAGAACGCTTAGACCTAAAGTATCAGTTGTTTCACCAAGGTTAACACCAACTAATTCAGCAGAAGCCAAATCAGCTTTACCAGCAGTAGCAATGTTTGCTAATGATGTTGATGTAATAACCGCACCGTACTCTGCCATAGTCAAAGTAACTTTAGTGTCAGTCATTGTTGTTGATGAAGCTTCAGTACCATCAGTCAAAGCAGTTGTTGCCGCTGCCATTCTTGAGAATACTGTGAACGCGATTGATGATGCCATATCGTCTTGTCTGATAGTAGCATACGCATCAACTTTGTTATATGAGTTACCCGAAAGGATAACCGCTTGATTCATTAAATCTACTACCGAATCAGAAAGTAGTGCTTTTGTATTTACAGCCATTTTAATTACTCCTATGTAATTTCATCTTGGAGTCTGTATAGTTCAGCCATTGATGTTGTAGATTTAATTCTATCAGCAGCATTTAATGTTGCTTTATTAGAAGTAGCATCTACTCTCTTTGGTTGGCTATCAACTCCATTATTAAATAAATAAGGCTTTTCGCCTTTCAATTGTTCAATGAATGTGTCTTGTTCAAAGTCCTCACCAGCACTAGCTTGTGCCATTAAGTGCTTAAAATAATCCGCATCATTAATACCATTTGCATTAACAACCTTTTGAATTTCCATATCGGACTTCATTTGATTGTTGTTGCTTTCCAAGCCCTCAATCCTTGCATTAAGCGTATTAATCAGTTCAGCAGCTTTGTCCAAATCGGACTTATTAGCTTCATCAGCTTCTTTCTTCGCGTTAATCAATTCTCTCGCTTGTTCAATTGAATCTACCCCTAATTGTTCTGCTAATTCGGATTTAGCTCTGGTAGCACCTTTGCTGTAACCCTTATCAATCAGTTTATCAAGTTTAGATTGCGATATAACCACCTCATTATTTTCAGTTGTAGGAGTATCAACTTCTGCCGTTTTTTGCTCGTCAGCCATAACATTTACCTCTTTTATATAAAAGTTGTTTTAATAATAACACTATTTTGTTGTTTTCACAATAAAATTTCCAAGTCGTTCTTTAATGTGTTTCATTTGTTTTTTATCAATCCCAAAGAATTTACGTTTATATGTTACTTGATTACCGTAAGCCTTGCTATTTTCATTTGAACTACCAAAATACAATCTTACACCATCTTTAATCTTTTTACGCGTTATAGATTGAAGCATTGAGCCTTTATCCGTTAAATTTACTCTGCCAGTCTTACCATAACTTTTTGAATATGGTTTAAAGCCTTTCGAGTTTTTATCTTTACCAGATTGGGTTCTTTTAATAATTCCAACAATAACACTTTCAGTAATTGAATATAAATTGCTATTAGAGTTTTTTATACGCTTTGTATATTTGCCGAAATTAGGCATTTTTTTAACACGAATACCCATTTGCCTCAGCTTCCTCTTTACTCATCTTATAAAACCTATGACGGCAGTTGTATGCTCTATCTTGATCGCTTTCTATTCTTGATTTTTCACTATCGTTATAACAAGAGTTATCATTTAGCACTCTGCGACAAAAATCTCTAGTTCTACCATCATTAACGCCCACATAAACCCAAACACCGTCATCAATATCAGCAGCACGTAAATCAATCACTTCTTGTTGAAATTCTTGGATAGATGTTCTTGCGTATGTTTGTGAATACTTAGCTAAATTAGAACCATCTAAAGTTTGAGCAATTCCAGCAGCAATTGTGTCAACAGAAGCATCTGATATCACGTATTTGTACAATTCACGCTTAACAGCTAAACCAACATCATCACCAAGTCTGATAAAGAAATCACGTTTCATTTGTTTAAGCATCTGAATCTTTACAGCATCATCAGCAGTAAAGGCAGTCGCTAAACCACCAGCATCAAACGCTTGTAATGTTCCAGCGTAAATAGAGTCAAACTGCTTATCTATTAACTCATTAATTAAATCATAATATCCAGCTTGTTTTAATGATTCACGCCATACAAACTCATATTCAAGGACATCATCTGGACTTAATCCAGCAAGGTTAGCTGTGGCAATTCTTCTAACACTTTCAAAGATTTTTTCAACCTCACCGTCAAACTGTTTGATAAATTTATCAATATCAGCTTGGGATTGGTTATATATTGCATCAAGTGTTGGCATTAATACCTAAAGCAGCCATAGTATCATTCAATGAGCCACCCGTTTTAACTTTGTTTAGCATTTCATTACGTGCGTTAATATTATCATCAACTTGAACTCTTGCATCTTCTTCAGTTAAGTCTGGGTTCTCACGCATCAATATCTTGTGCGGTGAAATTAAACCTAAATCAATAGACTGCTGGTCAATGTTAATTTGTTCTTGGGTTGATGTTGGATAGCTTGGCTCACCAAAGTCAATAATCAAATCGCTATTGCCATAATTAACACCATACGTTTCACTAACTAATTTAATCATATTAAACAATTCACGCTCATAAACTCTAAAGTCTTGTTGTTGTTCTTGAGTGAATTTATCTAATTTTAAATTTTCCATCTGGAGAGCAAATCCAGAAGATACTTGACCAGTCATTCTAAACTGATTTGGACTGATGCCATAATTAACAGCAATCTCATTAGCTAACTCTTGAATTGTTTTATGTAGTTGCTCATAATTAGATTGTAAGTCTAGAACATCAATCTCTGTATTCTGACCAGTAAGGGTTAAGATAGACAATGGGTCTAATACTTTACCTTTTAACTCTGATATATTATCACCCTTGCCAATTAGCTGCTTAAATGATTGAGTCTTGATAATATGGTTTAAGAATGTACGGTGAACTGATAAATCAATCGTTCCATTAGTTAAATCATCTCCAGTATAAGCATCCCAGAACTCTTCATCTCTCCAGCCATTATGTAAGAACACGAAAGGCAATACACCGAATGGGTTTACCATTTCTTCGTTATCTTCAATTGCTACAATCTTTTCATTACCGTTTTGTTTATCAATGTAATAATGCTCAGTATCAGACCAATACGCCCAGCGTTCAGTCTTATTATCT